CCTAAACTATCTAAGGATGCTCAGTTAGGAGCATTATTACCATTAGATACAAGAATCTGCCCACTAGTACCACCTGAAGTAGGAGCGTAAAGTCTAACCTCAACACTATCTGATGAATAAAAATTATTTATAGTACCGTTTACAACTAATTGTTTAGTTTTAAGATCTTTTAGAGATCCATCTCCCATCGTTACATTAGTACTAGTACCTCCATCACTGATAAATTTTATAGCCGATACACTTCCTGGAAAAGAAGCATTTTGAGCATTATCTCAAGAATATAGTTGACCTACTTTAGACATATTGTTAGGCATTTTTCAACCAAAAGTACCATATCCAGAAATTCTATAGACTGTTAGTTGTCCACTATAGTTTTCATTAACACTTTTAGTTGAAAATGTAAACCTTAGTTTCGAATATTGAGAAGCTTGACTTGGGGAATTGTTATAATATATAGAAGATGTCAAAGCTCTAAAATTAGGTCCCGATCACCCCCGTAAAACAGCATCCTGAGATATTATATCTCAAGATTCAGAACTAGGATTATATGCTTCTATAAAGCAATTATAACCAGAGCCGTTAGTAGACACATATATATATATTCAATCAATAGTACAATACCTGTCACTATTATTTATAGTAAGTCTATATTGAGTGGTTGTGCTAACATCTTCTGTATCTATTAATTGTAGACCATACTTATTATCTTGTGAAGTAAATAAACTTATAAGTCTACTACTCCCCTGAGGATCTTCAGTTCACAATTCTCCGTTGTTTTTACTTATTTCTCCATATAAATCAGTACTTTTTATAAACGCTAATTTATCAGAACAATACTCTCCAATATATGAAGTAATTCCATATGGTACAGTATTAGAAGTTGCAGTGTCAACAGTAGGCCCTCCTACACTAGTTATAGGTACTTTTCCCCATTCAGGAGCTGATCTTCCATTTGAAATTAATACTTGTCCTGCTGTTCCAGGAGTTGTAGGTCCATACAATAATTTAGAAGACCCATTTGAACATAATACCCTGTGTCCATTATTTTCCGAAGTTTTAAAACCTTTTGCTGTTATGTATGTAAGATTACTGGCCCCATCCTTAAATTGGTATTCTGTTATAGTGTTGTTAGTATTTTGCTCCCCAGTAGAGTTTTTATGATTAATTACTAGCCTTCCTCCTTTAAATGTCTGTGGTATATAGTTAAATTCATCTGACGTTACTGTATTCATATCTAGGAAAGTTAATTTCCTAAATGTTGGTACCCCAGATGTGCCACTTGGAGCTGCTCACACTGTATTAGCAGTTTGTGGACTTAAAGATGATCCTAATTCTACATTTCCTGTAAGTATACTGCCAGAATTAGTGAATATAGAACTTGGCAGTACTAACTTAACTGAGTTAACTAAATCAGGTTTATCTGTCACTCCTGACCAAGGCACACTAGATGCTGCTCCCGCTGTATAAATAGAGTAGCCGTCTTCACTATTTAACTTAGAAGAATCAATAACAAAATACATATGACCTGTATCTTTCTCTTTAACAGTATCGCCTTCTTGTACTTGTTCAGTGGTTAAAGCTAGTCTTGCTGCTTTATTTGCAACTATTACTAAACGCTCCAGTGCTCCCTTAGGCAATCTTTCAATATCAATAACTCCCGAGGTAATTTTACCAGCATCTATACCATTAGCAACCCCTATATCTACAATATGTCCTTTCTCATCCTTAGTAATAGAATTTATAATAGTTCCAGATGTAGCACTCCCTCCAACAGGAGTGTAGTGATTTGCAGCACTAGTAACCTTGCTATCTGGAGTGTCTATATTACCTGATCCTAGGATACTTTCACCATTAATAGTTTTAATATTAGTTCCAGAAACTAACTCTCCTTGGAATTCTTCATCATAAGTTTCTACCATAACTGGTTGATTTTCTATAATATATGCAATCAGAGTTATGTTACTAGTTCCTGATAAATATGTTGCATAAGCAACAAAGCTTCTCTGAGATTCTGAAGAGGAATACTGTCAATAATTAGAGGTTAACGTCGTTTCAGCAGTTTTAATTCTAATTAAAACTGCTCTATCACTTGCCGCAGCTTCTGCAACTCTATTAAAATCTGTCTCATTTGGTATTTGTTCATTTTCTACCGTAATAGAAGGAACATCACCTACATTAATATTACCATCTCCTAATAAAGAAAGATTGTTAATTGTTCTAATTGATTCTCCACTAACAAGAATATCCTGTTTAGTAGCAATTGCAGAGGTATTACTAGTTACTTGCTCTTGTAATGTATCAACTGTACTTTTATCTGCCTTTAATGCCAAATCAGAAGTAGTTGCATAATTACCTGCAGCTTGAATACCAAGAGCAGCAAGAGTTTTATTTCCAGACAATTCAACTGAATTAATCTGTGGTTTATTTGTCAACTGATTATAATCTCCAGTTCCTACAGATATTGATATTTCAGAAGTATCGACACTTATGTTACCATTAGCTACTAAAACTGCAGATACCTCAACGATTGTAGAATCATCTTTAAGATATATTCCTTTTAAATCTAATGATTCGTTGTTTTCAATAGCAACTAAAGGAAGAACTACTACTTTGCCTTCGTAAGTAATCTCGGCAAATAAATAGAACTCTAAATTAGACTTAATAAAAGAATATACATAAGCTTGATGTTCTGTATCATTTTCATCTAAATGTAAAAATAAATGATTATTAAATGCAGATATAACATTATCTACAATTCGTATATTGGCTCCTGCTGTTAATTTATCTTGTTTTTTAGAAATAGCTGTATTAATTGCACTGTTAATATTGTCTATTTCTTCTTTAGTATACTTATCATTAAGAATACCAAATACTTGAGATGTTAAAATACCAGAAGCATTAGTACTTGTATTATATCCAGGAAGCTCAACTGCTTGTCCAGTTTGATTACCTAAAGATGGAGTAATAGTCAATTTAGTAGGTATTGCTTGAACCTGTATTGCTGGAACTATGTTCGTTGAGGCTTCTAGAGTCTTACCATTTAAAGACGGCTTATTATCTATTGAACTATAATCAGCAGATATAGTATTTCCAGATATATTGATTCCATTACCTTCAACTAATTCATCTTGTTTTCCAGCTAAACCTTCAGTAACAGATTCATTAGTAGCAAATCCTTGACTATTTACTCATTCTTCTGTAGCATATCCATCTAAGCTAGTAATATACCCACTATCATTAGTCAATTGACTAGTTTTAGTAGGTATATTGCTAGTAGATGCTAATCCTAACTCACTTGCAGTAAGATTCCCATTTAAAGATACTCCGTTTATTTCTGGCTTATTTTGCAGATCTTGATAATTATTAGTTCCTAAATCTTCTCCATTTAAAAGAGCTATATTATCATCTTTATCTATTACTAAGGCTTTGGTTACATTATCTCTTGTAATAGTGTCTGCCTCAAGTACATTTAAATAGGGTAATAGATTTTCCATTATTCGTTAAGTTTTAATTTCTCCTCAATCTTTTGTGTTTGTAAATCAACATATTGCTGATGTTTACTTAGATCTATTTCATAATATGCACTAATATCCAAATCTTTTGGACAGTACATAATAGTAGAAGCACTATATTCTTCAATTGGATCAGATTCTTTATAATTAGTGATAACCTTTCCTTCCTCAGCTTCTAGTACCTTAAACTTTAATTGATCATTTGTTGTAAATTTAATTGCCATATTATATAATTTTTATTATTAATGTCTATAAAACAAAATAAGGGGCAAGTAAATTAATACTCGCCCCTCTTTCTGTTATTAAGCACCTACAACGCTTTGGATAGCTTCTGCAGATAACTCATAAGGATAAGAATCTGAATCTGTTGAAAGTGTCAGAGTATAAGCATTCTGATCACCTTTAGCAGTACCAGTAACACCCGTACCAGCGGAAGCGCTTACATAATCATCTTTACCTAAGAACCAATACTTACCATTGCTGTCTTCAACAACAACTGCAAGCTGACCAATTGATAAAGCTGCAATCTCTACTCGTTTTGCGGTTTCCATCTTTGTAAATACAAGAGCAAGCTCATTACTTACATAATTAACACCAGCACTTTCATCTACATTTAAAGTTGAGGTTAGAGAACCAGTAGCCTTTCTAAATTGGTAGTTATACCATTTAGCTGAAGTCTCAAGAGTAATAGCTGAAATCATATTGCTATCTTGATCAACCGTTACACTCTTAACATCTGCATACTGAGTAATCCAGACCTGTTTGATGCCACCCAATGAAGGTTGGCAATCAAGTGTGATTCCTGCGATAGTTATTAAACAAGCCATATATTTATTAAACTTTATTAATTATTCGTATTTCCACTTTCATTTATAACCAAAACAAGAAGATCTTTTACCATTACATACATCTGGAATATGAGAACGCTTACTATTAAATGATTTAGCTGCATTCATTATACAATTCCATTCTTTAATAAATTCTCCATCTAATGAATACTGCAATACTGGTTTACCATACTTATTAATCATAGCAGCACTGACACTTTTACTAAGTTTTTCTTTGGTAGCATCACTATGATGTTTCCCTCACATATTTCCCTTCTCTCCTTTTTGAGCTTCAGATATTTTGCGTTTATGTCCCTCAGAAAGTTGTTTACCTATATTATGTATAGGATCAATCCATCTTTCTGGATGATTCTTCATATATTCTCTCTGCTTTTCTATTCTCTCAAGAGATAACTTAACACCTTTATGTGATTCACTTATCTTTTTTCTAGATTCATCAGATACCACTCTATTTAATTGACCTCCAAAATCAATATTATAGCCAAACTCAGAATCATAAGACTTATACTTCTTTATATAGTACTTTTCCCAATTAGTCTCTAAAGTCTTTAATACCTCTATATTAAAAGATTCTTTACCGTATTTTAATACTGCAGATTTTAGATGAGCATTGCCTCTCTGATGAAGAGACATATGCTCACTAAATCTTTGTCTTATATTTCTTATAGTTTGACCTATGTAAACTTTGTTATTTATAGTATTTGTAATTATATAAACGTTCCCAATTCGGTTCATATGTTCAGATTATTTTAGTTATAAATTACTGATTATCTATTATTTAAGCTTTTGCACCAAGTACGATCTCATCAGGGAAAGCAACTTGTACACCAGCGTTAAATTCAATAGCTAATCTAAATTCTCTGAAATCCTGCGAATACCACATTTCGAATTTCTCTTCGTCATTCATCATATCGCAGCCATAGAAGAAGTTCTTGTCAAGCTGACCAGCAACGATCTTGTCAGTTCCGTTAAGACCATTAACAGCGATTACTTTAACCTGCGAACCAGGAAGCATAATCTCACCGTTAAGATTCTCACCACTATAATGGAAGTAGTTCTTAACAACTAACTCCTGGACGAATTTACGGAAGGTATCAGCGCCTACTAAGATAGAAGCACCATCAAGTACTTTCTCAGGAATAGCATTATAAACCTTCATAACGTCATCGTAAGCAGAAGTACCAGCAATCGTTACTTCAACAGTACCAACAGCATTTTTTAAGATCTTTAACAGACCATCGAAATACTTAAGGTTGTTCGTACTAGAAGTAGTATCACCTTGCCAGATAGCGGTTTCAATAGTGGCTTTAACATTCTCAACTACACCACTAATAAAGTCCTCTTCGAAAGGAAGCGTTTTCTGACCAGCAGCAACGCGAACCTGATACTGAGTCCAATATTTAAGCATAGCTTTGTCGCAATAAGCCATATTAATCTTGATATTTCCAGTCGTAAGAACTCGTTGTGAAAGAGTCTGCGTTCCAGCCTCATCCCATCCACAAGTCAGACCATCTCCAAATTCAACATCAGTTGAAAGTAAGTTAAGAGCAGCTGAAGTTTTAATATCAGTCTGTAAGTTAAATAAACTAGCACTCTTAGCTTTTAATACAGCCTCTTTAATAAGAGGTAATCTACGCTGCTCAACATAAGCAGTCAAAGAAGTCATTACAGGATTCATATTTTATTAATTTTGAAATAAATGATTTCTATGTGTTTTTGCCCTACCAGCTAAAACATTATCTACACATTTAGGATTATATCCATCTTTCTTTAATTCTTGTCTATTGTAATAGACTTTTACTAAATTTCCATCTAAAGAATAACACTTTATACCTTCGTATGATTTACTTCAGGTAACTCCAAGTCTAGCTTTACTGATTGATATTTTAGAGTCTTCTGTATGATGTTTCCCATAAAACGGATTATTAATTCCAGTATGATTGTGTCCTTTTCTTTTACCTCCGTTTAATCCTCCAGGTTCTTGATTCATACATAAAGGATCTGTCTTTCAAAGATTGCCAATTCAATATGTATCAACTGTTCCGTATTTATCGAAATAAGATTTACAAAACCGACCGCTTCCCCTATAAGCTTTGTCATTTTCAGGCTTATATTTAACTGTTCGTTTTCCTATATAATATTTTCCAAAATGATTAGGATGAAGGAAGTCGATTCTATAAATATAATGATACATTAACCAATAAAGTTTTTAAGCTTCTTATCTATTTCTGCTATCCCACTTATAGGAGCAGTTGTTTTATTTTCAAGTGTTTCCTCTGCTGAAAAAGCAGCACTCATCTTACTCATTTTTTCTACAGTCTTTTCAGTAGCTTCTGATTTTCCTTCAAGTTCTGCTACCTTCTTAACAAGCTTATCTACAATATCGTAAAGCTCATTAATTTCGCGATGAATAGCGTCGATTGCATCAGTCTCAGTTTCTTTAACACCGTCTGTTTCAACAGCAGGATCGGCAACTTCCTCAGCTTTTACTTTCTTAGTTCCACAAGCAGCATCAACTTCTGCTTTAGCTGCTTCTTCTGGATCAACCTCAGCTTTAGGATCAGTAATGGACTCTACTTTACCGTCTTTAACAACAATCGTCTTTCCATCCTCAGTTACATACTCACCATCAGCAGCAGGTTTGTATTCTCCGTTCTCATCCTGAACATATACATCCATACCAGCGCGTAAGTCTTCATCTGAATCCCAAGTTAAGACTCCATTTGAAGTTTTCAGATCACTGAACTTTGCAAGCATTTTAGCCAATTCAAGCTTGATTCTTGTGAATTTGCTCATTTAATTAATAATTTTAATGTTTAACTCTTTTTATTTTTCTCAACATTTTTTGAATCTCTTTAAGTTCCTCATATTCATCAGATTGTCTTTCTAAAGTAAACAATCCCTCAATAGAGAATCCTTTAAACTTGCCAGCTTTAATTGCATCCCATATAACAGGATTATTTACTTTATAAGTAGCAAATAATGAACCATCTGGACAATCAGCAAATTCAACTGGATTAATTCCTCTATCTATATCTTTAATATATAGCTCTTGAAGAATTATTCCAGGAATTACCGAATCTTCCAAATGTTCAATATTTACATCAGTAGTTCTCTTATCATACATCATTTTTTCAGCCATTAAACGGAGAGTTTCTTTATCATATTGAATATAATATTCTCCGTTTTTACTATCCCGTCTAAATATAGGTATATCACATACCATTAAACAAGAAGTAACTATATGTTTTTCTTCATCCATCGAGAACTTCTGAGATTCCCCAAAAGCAAGCCAATTAACTTGGGTTGCAGGTTTACTGGTCAATGCTACGAACTCTATTCCATCACAATCATCAGCAATAATTGCTTGATATAATGGAAGATCATTATACATTTTTTCCATTTTTTATTAATATATAAGCTATTTTAAAAATGTAATATTGTTACAATCTTTTATTTTTGTATATTTATATACTATCAAATGTCAAGTTTTTTACTCAAATTTGTATCTAAGATAAATAAATTTTGACATAGCACTACTATATAAGCACTGATAATCAGCAACTTACATAGTAGTGTGTCAGAAATTTTACTCACTTTAGAAACTTGCATTTGATTCTGTAACTGCAACTTTAGTTTGAGCATTAGTAATATCACTCTCAACTACATAACATTTAACAGGTTGATTCAATTCATCAGTCTCTTTATTGCCAAGTAAGTTTCGAGTATATTCTACAGGAGCAGTATTTAAAGCAGCTGGTGCTGTAGTTCCTGCATCACTTCCAGAACCTCCAGATGAAGGTAATTGTTCATTCTGGATAGCTTTTACATTAGCAATACCAGCTATAACAGCAGTGGCAGCAGCAATAGGAGCAAGAATAGGACCTACAAATGGAATACCTACCATAGCTTTATATGCACCTTGAGCAGAACTGATAGTATCAATGATAGCTTGAGTAGTAGCTAATGCTTTATAAACTTTAAATGATTTCTCTCTTTGCTTCTCCGATTTTGAATCGTCACTAGCTTCTTGTTTAAATACATTAGCTAAAGCTCCACTTAAAGAAGAAGCTACATTCATAGTAGCTTGAATAGCTTGCTGCTTTTTAGCTTGTCTATCTTTAAATGCTTGCAGATCTGCTTCTTCTCTTGCATTAGCTGCTTCTGATAAAGCTATATCATTAGCTTCCTGTTGCAATTTAATAGCTTGAGATTGATTAGCATATTCTTGTTCTGTTATTAACTTATTGTTATATTGCTCATTTAAGATAGCTTGCTGTTGAGACATTAATTCATTTTCTCTTGTAATCCTATCTTTAGTAAGATTATATAACTGTTCATTATAAGCTAATGTGTCTTGATACTGTCTTTGAATATCTACTCCAGATTGATAGAAATCCGTTGAACCAAATTGTTGAACTCTAGTTTCATAACTTCCAGATTTACCTGCAGATAATGCAGCTTCTTTATTTGCAAATAATTGAGATTCCCTATCTTGCATTTCTTGTAATGCAGATAATCTATCTTGAAGCTCTGTTTTATAAATTTCTCTCTGATCTTCTAAATATTCTTTATTATATGCATCATTTACTTGTTTAACTCTTTTTAAATATTCCTCTTGAGTTAATTCTTTTTTATCAAGTAGCCATTTTAAATCATTTAATTGTAACTGATAATTTTCTTTTAAAATTAAATTTTCTCTATCTGTTTCACTTAATAAAGTTTTTTCATTATCAGACCAATATTTATCAATAGCTGCTTTTTTAGTTTTTATTTCATCTTGAAGTTTATCTAAAGCCTGTTTTCTAGCTCTTGCCGCTTCTTCTTCTGCTTTTTTTCTATCTTCAAGAATTTTATTTCCTGTTTTTACAAGATTTTGATAATCCCTTAAAGGATTTTTAGTCTCGTCTAAGTATTTAGTGTTATTTGCTAAACTTTCAGAAACTCTTTGTAATTCTAATCTCGCCTCTTTTACATCCTTCCCAGTTACTTTTTTTAAGAATTGTTGTCTATATAATGTATTTTTAAATAATTCTGAGATTTCCTCTTCTGTTTTACCAAATCTTGTACCTATTGATAGTAAATCTTTATCATAAGCAGTTAGGGCATTCCTAAATGCCTTATCTAATTCTATAATATCTTTCAAAAATGCCTTAACTTTCCTTTCTTCAAACGTTTGAAGAGTAACAGCAGCTCCTATTTTTGATAATTCCTTATATGCATCAGTAGCTTTAATTACATTCTCTATTTCATCTTTTAATTCAGGATTTAATTTAATAAGACTATTATATTCCGCCTCTCAAAATGATTCTTTAGCTCGAGTTCTTAAATTCTCATTTCTTTGTCTAATATTTTCTATTTCATCGCTTGTTAATTTAGCTTCATCTTTTAGTGAAGTAAGTTTATCTATAAGCAAACCAACTGCTACAAGTAGAGCACCAATTCCTGTTGATACTAATGCTGCCTTAAATCCATTCATAGCAACTGATGTACCAGTTATTGCTACAGATAATGCTTTAAATGATTTTACTCCATTAAGAATACCTTCACCTAAACCTTTTAATCCTCCAATTCCTTGAACTATAGCAATTGCTGCTTGCAATTTAACCATAGTTTTTTGAAGATTCTCTGTATCTTTTCCAAATAAAGTAAATGCTGCACTAACAGCTGAAACTCCTCCAGCTAAACCTCCTGCTACTTGATTGATACTATCAAATGCTTTTACGGCATTTACAGTCTTACCTTGCATAGATTCTGTAGCAACACCTAACTTATTTTGAACATTAACAAGTTCTTCAAGTTTTTTAGTATAATCAGTACTACCAATCTCAAGATCTTCCAGTTCAGCCGTCAAGCCAGCTACTTCTTCTCGTAGCTGCTTGATCGACTTTGAACTAGTTTTAGTATCGATTGATATAACCTTTTTTATTTCTTCCATTTCCAAATATATTTATAAGCAGTTTTACGTTTACCAGAAGCGCATCGTCCTATATTAGTATTAATAAACCCTAAAGATCTTTCAACCTCCATTGTAGATGGTCATTCTTTAATAAAAGTTCCATTTAAATCGTATTGTAAAATTGGTTTTGAACAAGGACCATTAACAAACATTTCAGAATGTGATTTAGAACTTTTTATTTTACTTTCTATTGTTCACTTTGTTCCTGATCTTCCTGATTCTCCACCTTCAGATTGATTATATCCTTTATTTGGATTTGTAGTATCGTATACTTTTATTAATATCTTTTCTAAAGTACAAGCACAAGCTTTTGGTAAATTATTTCTTATTATTAAATGAGTAAAAGAATCTCATCCATACTTTTGAATTGCATTTCAGAAATGGATATTTTGTTTATAGCCAATTCCTTTACTTCATCTCTTTTTAGGACTCTTCTTAGTTATACCTACATATTTTTTATTGTTTATTTTATTTATATGTATATAAACGCAATAACATCTTTCTTCAGCCATATTAGTTTATAGTTACATTTTTAACAGTATCTTCTGTTAGTGTTAAATTCTCTGTATATTTAACTGTTCCTGTAGGTCCATCAGTCACTTCAAATTTAAACTGAACACCTTTTTGAGCATATATTCTATAATTTCCATTATCCTGCATATAAGCCACATTCAAGAAGTTATCGTTTTCTGTAAGTATCTGATTTACTCCAGTTGGTATAGTGCCACTTGGAGTTTCTAATTTGCCTGTAATAAGAACAGCTTTATTTGGGTCTGGAGTTTGAGTAAACATACATTTAGGACCATCTATGCCTCCTTGTTTATAAAGACTAAAGTAGAAACTTCTTTGGTCATATTTAGTATTCTCATTATAAGTAACTGTTAATTCTGTTTCTCCAGGTTGCCCAGATTCAGGTGTAATGCTTACAATTTCATTTGGACTATATCATCCTAATTCCCAAGGAATATTAGAAGTAACTGTAATCTTTTTAGTTCCAGCTTGATAATCTACTATTGGATCTGAATCGTCAAATGATATATACTCACCTAAATTTTGAATTCCAGCTAAATAACTATTAATATCTTGAACTTTAATAAATTCACATCTAACAGTAGACTCTGAATTAATATCATAAGCATCTATCTTATTAAGTACCCAGTATGAATCTTCAAAATAATAGAATTGTCTAAGTAGATCATATTTAACATCTAAATCATCTAATCTTACAAAGCAGGTGACTTTTTTAGTATTTACATCAAATTGATCATTATAAAACTCATTCCAGAATCTACTATATAAAGTAGATTGTTCCAAATAACTAACTTTATCAATATATATTTCTCTTGGAACTCCAAAATCTCAAGATGAAGATATGAAGTTACTTGAAATAGTATATCTTATAAATTGTGGTAATGTAGTTCTTTTAATTGCAATTTTTGATCCTGCAGAATTATTTTCACTAGTAGTATAAATGTAACAAGGTTCACCATCATTAAGAACTGACATTTCAGTAACATCATCTGTAATTCAATAATTAATTGGATTACCAGCTATATCATTCATACTAACTGTATCATTATAAAACAATAAAGCACTCTTTATTTCCTCAAGACTCTGTTCATTATTGTCTAATGTGTAAAAACAAGTTTTTGCAAATATATCATTTCCAGGAACATCTCACCATTCTGTAGTCTTTCCTTGATCTATAAAATTAGCTCCATATAAATCCTGATCACTAGTTTTTACTTCTGTAGAAGTTCTATTAAATAAACTATATGTAATATTATCATTCATAAATGCAGGTACATAAGTATTTCCAGAATTAAAGAAATTTCTAAAATACTTGTCTGCATCTCTAGCAGATACCACATTTTGAAATATATTTCCAGAATATAAATCAGTATTATCACTATTAAAATTGTATCCAGTATTTAATCTTTGCTGACCATAGTCTATATCATACTGTCTATCATACTTCTTAGCATAATACGTTTCTGGAGTTTCTAATGACATAGTATATCACTTTTTATCAAATAATATTGGATTTACATTAAAGTCTTTAGAATAATCAATTCTTTTACTCCAATCTGAAATTACATTCTTAAAAAAGTTATTTCTAGTATATATTCTAATTGTTTTACTATCAATATCTTTTGTAAAATATAATCCAAATAGTTTTGCATAACTTAATAAGTAATCAGCAGGAGATTGTTCTGTCTTTAATAATTTCTGCTTAGTAATTAAAGCATCAGAAGTAACTGCTGAAGGCCAAGAAGCTTTTAGGGTATATTGAGTTTCATCATATAAAAATTCTGACCATCCAGCAACTCTATTAGCAGTAACATCATTTGGATGCATATTATTTAACTGCCATACAGCATCTTGGTTATATAAATTTTCAGTTCTTCTTACAATTTGTATATTTACTAAAATCTTATTAACTTTAGGCATATCTTTTACAGTAAATCTGAAAGTATTAGTATTATTATCACTTTTGAAATAATACCTATTTCCACTATCTTTTACAAAATGCCCATAAATAGCTTCTACAGGTGCATCAGTTAATGGATAATAATTAAACCAAGTGCCAGGCCCAGATTGAACTTGAGTATTTATTTTATTTGTAAAGTTATATAAAGGAGAATATGCAATAGGTTTACTCCCAGTATCCTCAGCATCATATATTAATATTTGGGCTGTTACAGAAGTTCTATAAGGATGATTCGTATATTCTGCATTTCCAGATTTTCCATTTAATACATAGGATAGGTATAAATCATTACCTGCAGAAACATTTGCATTATAGAATAACTGAAAATCAACATTAATATTAACAAGAGTATTAGCTGGAGTTGCAGATAAATCAATTACTTGTCCTTCGCCAGGTACTATTACATCACTCCCTGTAACACTAAATCTTCCTCAGTTTACTGAAGTAGTTGTTCCTCCAGGTTTTAATCCACACCAAAACAAATCATTATATTTAGTAAGTTTAGCATTCTCTGTAATATTATCTGATTCTTCATCTTCAGTAGATCCTAATAAAGGTAATGCAACAAACGCTTTATTTCAATATGGATTTGAATAATTAAAGAAATCTTGATCCATTATAACATCATATCCAGAATTCTCTTTTCTACATATAGTTTCAATTAACTTACTTAATTTTAAAGCTGGCCTTTGCATATAACTTCTAAGGTCTCTCATCTCCCATTCTGTATATGCTCTATTTAATTTAGCTAATCCATATCCATTATAAGGTGTGTATGTAGTTCCTGAATCGGTCTTACTAGTAGGAAATAAATTATCTCCATTAGTATTTATTAAACAAGTTTCATTATCAAAGTTTTCATATAAACCGTTATATGCAGGAATAAATGTTAAAAAATCATAAATTTGACTTCCGTCATTTACTTTACTCCAATTAAAACAAGTATTTACAAAATCTTTATTAATGTAGAAATTCATTTCAGTATCGGTAGGAAGTACATTACCATCTTTATCAGTTACAAAGTATTGTAAATCAGCTAGAGTTCTAATAGTGCCATCTTCTTTATATTTAAGTCCATAAAAGAAATCTCCCAATCCTCCATATAAAGTAATATTATAAGTAATAACTGCTTGCTTTATAGAGATGCTATTTAACTGCATATATCCTGATTCAACTAAATATCCATTATTATAGATTCCAAAGTCAACTCTTTTTGAAGGATCAAAATATACTCCAGAGAAATTACCTTCTTTTATATGGAGAAATCTATCTAATTTATAAATCTCTCCAAAAATCTTATTATTGTTTTTTGTGCCAGGTATAGAAATCGTTTTACTAAACGAGTTCTTGACTATAGTGGGGTTTTGGAAATCCTCAACAGTATATGTCATAGTAAGACTAATTCCCTCACTACAGTCAACCTCTTTATTTGCAATAAATAATTTAATATTCTTTCTCATAATTATTTACGATAAGTATCTTGAGAAGCTTCTACATTAATTGTATAGTAGAACTTATTCTTACCTTGATTAGTATAAGTTTTATATTCACAATTTGTATCTGTAATTAATACTGGAGTAATAGTATTATCTTTAAGATTATGCAAATATACTTTAGTACTTTCAATTAAATTAAACATCTTAGAAGCTTGAATATCATTTAAATAACCAGTATAAAGAATCCAGCTTGAAGTTATAGTATTTAAATACTTATTCCTTGCAAATTCTTGAGATGTATTTAATACTTTGCGAGTAGATGTTTCAGATTTAATTTCATCAGTCTTTCTAACATTACCCTCAACAAGTAATGAATCCCATCCTCCTGCTGAATTAGTATAATATAATACATAATCTTTACCTGTGGTATCTATATCATATCTAATCTGTCTATCACTAATATTTCCGTCTTCTACAAATCCTACTATTAAATAGCTCCCACAAGGCCATAGTTTATTGCTTAAATCTTCTGTATATGTATATCCATTAATTCCAGAATTTAAACTAATATCTATAGCAGTTGATGTTCCATCTACATAAAAAAATTTATTAACAACTCCCGTTCCAGTTGGTAAAATTCAACTTGCTACTAAATATTGTCTTGGATCAACTAAACCAGTAATAGGATCACTTAACATAGTACCTTTAGTCAAATCTCTATCTTTATAACTCCAATCATTGAAAAAAGTAATTGGTTTCTCATTTCCAGATGAAGTTATTAATGTAAATGGTTTTAAATATTCTGGAGATACTATTGTTTTTGAAGTATTAAATATAATCCCATTAGATAGATAATTTTCAGCAACATTATTTAATAAAAACTCTACTCTATCAGTTTCTGGATATTTATAAGCTTTTCCAGCATAGACCATATCCCCTGCATAATCTAGATGATATTCAATAAAATCTGAACTAATAATCTCTTCCCAAACATAATCTTTCCAAATTGGAGATATATCAGATTTAACTGATTGGATAATATTAATAGATAAATTAATAATACTTGAACTATTCTTTATAACAGATACTCCAATGGTTGCTTTTCTGGAAGACAATCCTGAATTTTCCGCAATGTTCAAACTAATAGTTGCTACACCTTGAGGATTCACAGATAACTTCTGTCCACTAATCCAACCTACAGGAATGCTAAATACAACATCATCTAAGTTATTAGAACCTGTTTCCATAATATTTAATGTAGATGCAGTCCAACTTACTTCATAATTAGTATTAGGAATCACCAAAGAAGTTGCAGATTGTTTAATTGGAACTGTAGCTTCAAGAGTATATCCTCCAGAAGTTGTTGCAGTAACCATTGCACTAAACTCCAAATTATTAGTAGTTTTATTCTCTGGAACAGTTAATACAAAATAGTTATCAACACTATCCTTTTTAATATTACTAGCTTGAGGACAGGTAACATTAAATGATGTAATAGTTTCTTCTGCTTTAGTCGTACTTAAATGGAATTCTTCAGTAACAAAAGCAGCTGCTCCATAAGTTCCAGAAGAAGGAGTTACTACTAACTTTAAATCTTCAGGAGTATTACTCTTTTCAATCTTAAAGTTATAAGTAGAACTAATAAATTTATTAGTATCATAGTAAGCCCCTAATTGGATAGTTGCAGTTAAATCAGTATTTCATTGAGTATTAGCTCTTACTGTAACTTTAAACTTAATAGAGCAAGAATCTCAATCCAGAACTTTCATATTAACTAAAGCTGTAGCATTAACAACTGCTGCATCTCATTTAATAATATCTGATCTATTTAATATATACTCTACTGTATATTCTCCACCAGTATTTGGTACTTTAATGCTGTCATTAGCAGGATAATATCCAGGAGCTTTACTATGTAAATTAATTGGTAAATGTTCCACTAATAAAGCAGTAGTAAGACCTCTAGGATACAAATGAAATACAGTAGAAGAATCAGTAGTTATTGTTGTAGGAGATAAAAATTGTATTGTACATCCAGAAGTACTAGGTTCTTGTATAGTTACATTTAAAGGCCCTTCTTCAGTATAATTAAATCCCCAAGTCCAATAATATTCTCCAGTAATTCCCCATCCAGGATTATTCCATTTAACAGGAAAACTCCTTGATGCATTATATATTCCTAATTTACTTGGTATAAATGCCATTTTTAAAAGTTTTTAAATACATTATCAACTTGTGTTTCTAAATCTTTTGTAATTGCATCATCTAATAACATATAAGCATCTAATTCAGTTAATGATTCCTCTAATAGATGTTTGCCTTCAATTCCTCTTTTGGAAATCTTTCTTGCTATTAAATATGCTAATTGATCAATAGTTGGAAGTAATCCATTATATGGACGAGGTAATACAGGCTTAGTTTGTATTCACCTTTTTATATCACTGATAGGAGGAAACTTTCCTGCATTTCTGCCTTCCTCAACATACTTCCAATAATCTTGTATTTGTAAACTAACTTCATATACTTCATCCTGATCTTCAACTATATAATTAAGTGTATCACCAAGAGTTCCTGTATCATCTGAACCAGTTTGTAGTAATTTCTGTCTATATATAGAAATTAATTGTTCTCCATATTGTTTTAAGACAGCTTCTAAATTGGGAAAATCCAAAACTTGATTTGCCATTTTTACTAAAATATATCATTCTCATATTGAGTATCTAAACACAAATAGGGAGATTTACTCCCTATTTAAGTGTCAACTTTTTACTCACTTTTAGTAGTTAAAATAAATAAAAATTGACATTTTAGTGTTTAGCTTTTCAAAGATCTATTTGTCTTTTTTCTTCTTTCCCTTTATCAAGTAAGTAGCAAATAATATTCAAAAACTCTTGAATCTGCATATCACATACTTGATGTCAATTTAACCTTGTTACTTCGCTAACTCTATCTATTCAACAAATCCAGTTCCATTTTTGACTAAATTCAGAGTTTGTCTCGCCTGAACTATCCTCTTCCGTAATTGATATTTCTTTACTGGATCTTTCTCCTTTTTCATCAATTTCTTCATCTCCCGCATTGAAGAGATTAGGGTAGCTACTGTTAAGCTCTCTAATAATTTGCAAAAAAAAACCATTACATCAGTAACAATAGTAATTGGAATCTTATCATATAAATCTTCTGCTAGTTCCATTACATCATAACCCTCATTATATTTCTTTCCTTTAGGAATTAAAAAGCATAAGAATATATACTTTTGATTTTTTTCATATTCTTTATAGAAATTCTGAAAATCAATATATTGAGCAGCAGTCATATTTCTGAGATTTAATTGAACTGTATATTTATTACCATAAATCTCATACTCAGTTTCAGGAACTTTAGATTTATACTTATTTACAATAAAATGAATCTTACTAAGTTCTGCAGATAATTGATCTACTGTCATATTTAATAGAGTATCTCTAGCTTTATCAGGATTATCTGTAAGTAATGCATAGATTTCAATACTTCTATCTAAATCTGTCATTTTTGCATCACTCATAATAAATGAATTTAAAGCTTGAAATTTCTTTAAAGATACTTCTTCCCATTTAGTTGCTACATTCATACTATTTAATTTTAATATTATAATGCCCTTTGTTTGTATTTAATGAGTCATAGGCTAACATTAATGAAATTACTGTATCATCATTAAATCCTGATGGAGCATTATAACTAACATTTCCAGTTTTTGGATTATATGAAGCCTCATATAGTCTTAACTCATTTAAAAGTTTATCATCTTTTAATAATCCTATCTTTTCATTCTCCAAAGCAGCTTGAAGCTTATTAACTATATCTGCCTTACTCTTATTAGTAGTTAAGAATCGTAATATCCTGATTTTCTGATTCTTCCGAACTAACATATCATAAAATACTGAACCAATTGAGTTTTGCTCAACTTGTACAATCTTTATAAATCCTTGATACTCAGTTAATATATTTGTTAATAAATCAACTTGTTCTGTTGGAGTTTTATCGTTGAAATACTTTATAAAGACCATTTGTCCAGATTCATTTAAAGCAGTAACACAAGTATAGTCTTTACCACTTCCAGTAGCCCAGTCTATTCCTATATAAAGACTCTGATAATCTGGTTTTTTCTCAATTATACAGTTAGCTATATTATTAAATAAACAGCCATCATCATCTGCAAATTCCCCCAAATATTCAGTTTTAAATTTATTTTTTGAGGTTGTAAGTCGATACATCTCTAACTTCTCTTTATCTAAAAGCATAGATGTATCTTCTAAAGCCCAATCAAATGATTTATAGAACTTATCATATTTTGGATCTAATCCTTTAGTAAAGCAATCATAAAAGAATCCTTCTCGAAATCTTGGAGTACTGATAATTAATATTGGCGCAGATCATACATCAGCTATAGGAGTTAATATTTCGAATACTTCATCTGATATATATGCAGCTTCATCTATTACTAATAATCCGCTTACTGTAAATCCTCGTAATGAATCTTTTTGTTCTGCGGATTTAAATAATATTTCACTTCCATTAGTAAACTCTATTTCTAATAAGGACTCATTTTTCTTTTTAATAAGGTCACATTCCCCAAGAGCTTTTATTATTTCCTTAAATATTTTTCTACTATTAGTTAAAGTTGGCTCCACTATACAACTAATACTACCTGGATAATTTATAGAGAATCTTAATAATTCATTTTCTGCCATAAATGACTTTCCGCATTGTCTTTTAGCTTTTACTGTAAATATTTTTCCAGACCTATAAGAGTCATTCATTGCAGTATGTACTTTATTTTGATAGATAAATGGCCTATATCCTTTATATATCCTTGTCATTTATAATTGGATCTCCAAATTTAAATTGGCATTCATTATTTTGAATATTAACTTGAATTTCTGGTTGATTTAATCCAAACATAGAATTTATTGTTTTAATAACTTCAGTAGCAGATCTTACATCATTTTTACTAATAGCAATATCCAATAATGTTTCCAATCTTGTTAATTGTATATGTCTTAAATTCTTTATAAGATTATCATTTTTATCAGCAATAATCTTATAAGCTTCTCTAATATATTTAGCAGCAGTAGTTTGTCCAACTCCATATTTAGCTTGAAGTTCTTCACTTACTTTATTTCTGGACCAACCTTTATTAAATAATCTTGCTGCATAAAGATATTTAGTCTTTTGTTCGTCTATTTGATTCTCTTTTACCTCTTCCTTTCTTGGTCTCCCTGTTTTCTTCGGAAGTTCCTGATCCTTCACTTTCATTTGTTTTCAGTTTTTCTTGGTATTCAAAATAGATTGGAGCAATTCTCTTTATAAGATTAAGTATGCAAGTAGCACAAGCTATACTCATTCTATACTCCTGTTCAATTATATACTCATAAATCTCTTTAATCTTTATTACGTCCTGCTTTTGCACATTTCTGCAGTAATTAGATTTAGTTGCAGTTATAAACCTATCTTCAAACTGTCTTAAATATTTAAACTGATCTTCTGTTAATTGTTTCATAATTAGCGCTTTTTAGTATAAGTAAATATAGAAATTAACTTTCCATTCTTGTAGTGATAAATAACTTCTGTTTCCATAAAATATAATTTTTAATTAATAAGTTTGTATATAACATCTATCAGCTTAGTAGATGCATCTTTTAATAATATCATAATATCTTTAATTAAGTCGTTATAGTATGCAACTAGAAATACTAGTAATAAGTTCTGTAAACTAAAACCAAATCAAAATAAACTAATTATCCCAATCCAAGTTCCTAAACACCAACTGCACACTCAAGGTTTAATCATTCAATCTTCATTAAACGGCAATCCTCTATATAAGTAATTTCATAGTCCTTTCCTTATAGGAATATCAAATCCAGACATAGTATATATAACTATTATAGTATTAATTATTAGAATACTTCCAAATAACCCCATAATTCCAATTTACTTTGTTTCTACAAAACTTAGAAATAGATCCATTATCATATCCTAAGTATCTTTTTATTTCCCTTACAGAATCTCATATTTTAACCACATATTTTATTTCTAATGTTAGCTATTACCCTTGCTATGGTAGTATGACTAATTCCTAATATTCTTCCCACTTCTCTATAACTACAATATTCAGCATATAATATGATTACTGTCTTATCTGCCTTATTAAGCTCAAGCCATTTTGGATATATACTTAATAGTCTATCATCCATATTTGTAAACATACTATAGTCTATTTCATACTCAGTAAGTAAATCGTCAATATTAATCTTCCGTTTCATTTAATCAATCCTCAAATTCGTCATTTTGTTGTTCAAGTGGTTCTTTAACAATCTCATAATATTTCTTATAGGTATAGTAATATCTACTTGTTTTACTAAACCAATAATTCTTAAATAATCTTGTAATCCAAAATTTCAATTCATTTTTGCTATCAAGCTGATTTAATTTTGGATTTGAATACTCTAGTATTTCTACAAAAATCATTTGAACACAGTCATCATCTGCACCAAATTTTTGCTTAAGTTCCATAATAAATGGATAGTACTTTTCTACAATTTCGTTATTACTCATATGTTCACATATATCCTCCTGCTGTTTTTCGCTGCCCTTTAAGAACCTTTACAATATTTCTAGATTGTATATTTAGTTCTCTCTCAGCATCTATTGTTGAATCCCATCTTTTAATAACTATTCCATTTAGTAATTGCAGTATTGGTTTCTTATGACTATATCCAGCTCGCAGATTATGAGTTCCATAATTATTATTATAATTATAAGTACACCATTCTAAATTACTTACATTATTATTTGATTTATTTTCATCCTTATGATTTATACAAGGATAGTTATGCCATCAGTTCCAATTTGGTAGTTTTCAAAATTAAGTATTCTTTTATAGGCTATCATTTGCTATATAATTACTAAATTCTGTATTTACATCTATCTTAATGGCTTTCTTTAAAGACAACTCTGTTTTTAATGAATAGCCATAAGTTCCTCCAAAATCTGTTGTAGAACAACCATATTTCATAGAATCCTTTATAAAGGCTTGTTTTATATCTTTAAATATATATACTCCATCATCAAATATTATTACTAATATAGAATTATTTCTGGATAGTAGATCAAATTTTTCTCTATTAATAATAGTTGTTGGATATTTATTAGAATTAAATCTCCTTCTTTTAACTTCTATTATATAATCAATTCCATTCCAATTAAATGTTCCATCATATCTGGAATAATTATCTTTACATCATTCTATGTGTATATTAAATTTCTCTTTAAATAGATTCTTTGTAAAGACTAAGCTTCTTATATCTGTTTTCATTATTTTATATTATTAATTTTAAGGGTTAAATCACAATATTCTTCATATAAATTAGATACTTCTTCACTTGCAGGATTAAACCACATTACTGAATCTAATTTATGCTTTAACTCTGCTCTTTCTAATCTTAATTCAAATGTTTTAGTTTGGTAGTCTCCATAAGCATTATATACTCTAATACCAGCTATTCCCATTAAAATAATCGTTGCAATAATTGCATATTTAAATATAGTTTTCATAATTTATAAATTTTAATTGTTAATATTATATCTTTTATTGTAATACAAAGATAATGAAAAGTTTTTAATTCTCAAAATATTTAAGCAATTATTTTTATTAAAATTCAAAAATATCTTTATTGTCGTATTCAATATCTTGTTTTCTGTCTAATCCAAATAAACCAGCAAGTATGTCATTATAGATATTATTAGCTTTTGGACTTAAATAAAGCTTATTCTTTACAAAATAAACGGTTTGCTTATATAATTTATTATCAGAGGGAGTAGAAAGCACATTCTTAATAGTTCTAATATTCTGCTCATTTAAATGCACTACTTCATTCTTAATAAACTCTTCATATCTTATCTGATAACCATCTTCTACTTTATCTAAGTAAAATCCATACTCTTTTAGCTTATTAAGCTTATTATTTAATAGATTATATGTAATATCTAATTCTTTAGCTATATCCTTCTTATTTAACTTAATTTTTAAAGTATCATCAAATGCCAAACTTCTAATTCTTAAGGCAAATCCCAATAAATTTAGATCCTTATCAATATTATTAATTACAAAATCTAATTTAACCATAAAAAATGTATTTAGTATTGATTTATAGGTATTAGTCTTTATAACATTACCATTATCTTTAATTATAACCTTAGTAGAGCAGTCTAATAACTCTGCTTTATAAAGATGACTATTCATCTTTTTAATATAATCTACAGAGCATTTTAAATACTTTGCAAAGTAATCTCTTGTATATACTTTATTTTGAAGCTGTGTATAAGATTGTAAAGCCATATAATATGCTTCTTTGTCATTCAAATCCTTTACTCGTTTATCAATTTTTAAATAAATCATAGTGCTAAATTTTTTACTGGAACGAAAGCTCGAAGAGCTGAGTCCTATAGTATTACTTTTATTATAGTATTACTTTTATTAATGGGTACTGAATCGACAGGTCGGTCGGGTACTGAATCAATATATGTCTAAAAATAGGGTTTGGGTAGCTAATCCAAACCCCTTTTAGCACTAATAAAAGTAGTAATTATTTCTAATTACAAGGCAAAGATAACATTATTTTTTTAAAAATCAAAATTTTTTACAATAAAAAAATAACTTTTTATTAAAAATATTTTATTAAAAATAATATTACAATTCTTGAATATATTATATATTAATAAAAAAGAATAAAATTATGAATTGGAAATCAACAAACATTAAAGGATATTCAGTTAGTGATGAAGGTCAAATAAAGAACGAACTAACAGGAAAAGTATTATCTCAGTTTAAGAATAATATGGGGTATTATTTAGTAAGCATACAAGATAAAAAGTATCTTGTACATAGATTAGTAGCAGAGGCGTTTTTAAATAAACCTAATAAATGTAATATAGTAGAACATAAAGATGATGATCCCACAAATAATTGTGTAGATAATCTTATGTGAAGTACTCAGAAATTGAATTTAAATAGGCAAGGAAGGCTTGAAAAGTTAAAAAGGTATTATCAGTCCAATGAATGAAAAGAAGCTAGAAAAAAGGCTTTAGAAACAATGAAAGCAAATGGATTTAAAAAGACTAAATCAGATAAGCAAAAGGCTAAAGAAGCGGCCAGATTAGATAGAATATCTAAAGAAAGAGAGAATATAAGACCTACTCTCGACCAACAATATGATGCGTTTATTAATCCTTTAATTGATTTACTTAAATCTGGATATAGTTTAAAGAGAGCTGCACAATATTTTGGAATAAATGATACTACTGGCATTACTTATTTTTCTAAAAGATATTATGAAGAAACAGGAATTAAACTTATTACATATAAGATTAAAAAATCGTCGTTTTCAAATGCAGAAAAATTAATGAATAAAATTAAAGAATTATATAATCAAGGTTTAACTGTAGAGGAAATAAGTGAAGAAGTAAATAGATCAATTAATATTGTTAATAAGTATATAAAACTATGGAAGATTCATATTTAAATAGAATTGCGGATATTAAAGAAACTGAAGAGTATATTAAAGAATTGGATAAATGAATACTCAAATGTAAAGAAACTACTAAAAGATTTGGTGATATTATAGATAAAGTATTAAAAGATAAAGATTATATGTTTATTTCTAAATTTGATTAATTATGAATGATTATTTATTTAAAAAACTTGAAGAACTAGAATATAGAATAGTTCAATTAGAAAACCAGAATAAAGGTTTAGTTTGAGAAGAAGTAGAAGAAATGCCAAAACCAGAAATTTCTAATGCAACTTATATTGACTAATATGAAATATCAAACATATAAAGTATGTATAAATGGAGTGTATTATGTATATGTAATACCAGAGAATAGTAAGTTTTTAGTAGACTTACAAACAGGAGATCTAATACCTAAAGAAGATGATAAGTTATTTGAAATAATGGAATAAATGAAAATAGGAGGGCATATACCCTCCTATTTCTGTTTAAATCTTTGATAGTTGCTAACCGATGAATGAATAGCTTTATGACAAACTGAACATAATGTTATTAAATCCTCCAAATGTTCCTGCTCATTATAAAGGTTAAGATACGTTCGATGATGTACCGATAAAGACCTATTTCCGCCTTCTTGAACACATCAGTTACAAGTTTGGCAGTGATAGTTATCTCGCAATAATATTTGCTCTCTAATGGCCTTAAAATCCTTTGATCTTATATATCTTTGGTACTTTAAATATTCTTCACTTCTTACTTTCTTTTTCGTCTTATGAAGCAGTTTACTTGATTTAGAGTCCATAAACTATACTATTTTTAAATATATTTTCATTTAAATCCTTTTACTTTATAGCCTTCTCTAATTGCTTTAGAATAAGAACATCGTCTTTATATGCACCTACTTTTTTAGCTCTAGGATTATTGCCAAAAGAATTATTTAAATAACTCAAATCTTTACCTTTATGACTATTACTCATCTTTTTTCTAGTCTCTTCTGATGGGTGTCTTCCAATACATTTGGCTCTAATCTTATCTTTTCTTTCCTGAGTGAATACAATACCTAAGGTGCCGTCACCTCCATCTGTAGCATTATATCCATATTTTGGATCTCTAGTATTATATTTATGAATAAGAATTTTTTCTAAAGTCTTGGCACAAGGTTCTGGTAAATTATCTTTAATTATAATATGTTCAAAATTATCCCAGCCGTATTTTGTTATAGCGTTTCAAAACGGCTGTTTTCTATAACCAAGACCATTTGCTCATCTTATTTCTGGATTCTTACAAGTAATGCCAATATATTTCTTACCATTAATCTTGTTTAAATGAATATATATACTATACATATAAATTACCTTTTTTTCTTCGTTGTAGTCCTTTAATACTATATAAAGCAATGTGCACTCACTGAGATGTACGACTTTTTTCTATAAAACATTCATCGAAATTTCTATCCTTCAAAAAGTTTAATAGGAATTGATAAAACTCTTCTCTACTTCCAGAGACATTTTGAAGGTCTGCAGCATAACCCGTCATATGTGCAGATGTAACTGAACCATTTACAGCTTTATTAAGTTCATTACATCTATAACCTGAATTCACACTTATTGCTGGATTTCCCAACCGATTAACATCACAATACTCTGCCCAATCACTTCTTAATGGATCTAAAAGTTTCTCGACTAACTCTATAAGGTGTTCAGTAATCTCTTTATTTGGAGTATTATCTATCTGCTTAATAGAAGCTGTATCAGATCTTGTTAATTCACTAATAGTAAAATATTTCATTATTTAATAATATCTTTAAGCATAACATAACGGTAAAATAAATGACATCCTGCACCAAGTGCTATGAGTACTAATGTAATCCAAAATGGAATTACTTTTACCATTAAACATACTAAGATTATAATTACTATTGCTATTAAATATTTCATCCAATATTTCATAACTTATTTATTTAAAATTATACTTATTTTAATTCCTGCATCTCTTAGTTTTACTCAAGTATCAACTGGCATCTCATTATCACAATAAGATAATCCTAAAACTCCAATATCTCTATCTTCTGACTTTAAATAGAATATTGCAATCTTATTAACATCATTAGATTTAAATGTATAATACATTCTCCTATCTAATTCCTTTATATCTTCAACATCTCCAAATCATCCTCCTTTTTTAGATGTTTCCAATATAAATAAATAATCAGATAATAGGAAATCTTTATAGTGTTTAGAAACTGAAGCAACTCCAGGTTCTGTTTCTTCACTATTCATAATCCCATAAGTAAATGGAAGTCCTCCTAATCCTGAAGTGCCATTATGATACTCAATAACTCAAGCTCTATCTGCATTCGTATCATTTAAAAGATCTTTAAGGATATATCTAACCTTAAGATCTGCTTCTTGTCGTATTAATTGATTAGTATTATGAACTGTTTTTATATAGTTTGTAACTCTATCATATATTATTCCTGGATTAGTACTTATAATTATTACATAAGAAACAAATATAAATCCAAATCCACCTTTAATTATTTTTCACAGTCCATATTTATCTACTCATTCTAATACCTTTCCAAACCAGTTTAATTTATTTTCCATTACATACTGTCTTCGCATACTCCAATAATATTGTCTACAGCAAAATCAACTCTAACAAATACTCCAGTACAAATATCTTTGAACTTCTGATAAAATGGAGTAAAAATTAAAGGATAAGAAATATCAACTTCTGGATAATGGTTATTAAATCGGTTAATTATATTAGTTAAAGCTAATATTCCTGCTGACTGCTCTTCTAGCTGATTATTATCAGTCTCATCCCATCTTGCTATAAAATAGAGATTTAATGAGTAAGTAATAGTATCTTCATCCATATTAAATGTATTTGGCGTTATATAGAACACATTATACTCAATAGTTGGAATACTATTAAGTTCATATATATCTTTACTTCCTACAAAATTAATATTAGGTTCTTCAAGAGCACAAGCTTTTAAATTTGAAATTATTTCGTAGTATGTCATATTAAATGTATTTAAAAGTTAATTTATTCTTATATTTTCTACCTGTTTTTAAACAGTAACGTATACTTTTAGAGTCTATATTTAACCTACGAGCACATTCATTAATAGATGGATATTCTATATCATTACATAATATTTTATGAGATTGCTTATAAATTGAATACCTAGTATTATATGAAATAGTACACCATTCTAGATTACATACTCGATCGTCATTCTTTACTTCATTTTTATGATTAACAACTGGATAGTTACTTGTATTAGGTATAAACGCTTGTGCTACTAGTCTACATATTCTGTAATAGTAATACCTACCATCTTTCATTAAAGTAACTCTCCTATATCCATCCTTATCCATACTAGGCTTTAAAATACGCTCATTTACTGGGCAAATACACCCATTCTTACTAAGTCTAGCTCTTGCAACTGATTTAACTTCTCCAGAATCACTCACTTGGTAATAACCTTCAAAGTCTTTAATATCTTTCCACATAATTACTTTTTCTTATTCTTATTTGAACTTGGAAAATCATATCTAGATCTTAGAGAATTATTATATAGTCCCTTCGAGCGTATACCTCCGAGTCACAAACCACAGCTACTCGAACTGTATAAATTAGGATAGAGATCTTTTAACGGCTTATATTCATACAATTCAGGAAAATCATTATAATATGTAATTACCCAATTTTGCAATCTTGTTTTAAAGAAATCTGCTTTATCTCTATAATACTTCTTAATAAGATTAACTTGATTAATATCAGAAGTTAAATTTTTCTCATCATCAGTCCTCATAACCCCAAAATTACTCAGCTTAAAAGAGATAGGAATAGTAATTTCACTTAATACTTGATAAAGTAAATAAGGCTGAATATAGTAATCTAGCAATTCTTTATATCTATGATTTTCTGGATCATCTATAGATGTTGGATCATAAATAGGAGGTTCTATTGGATGAACTGGTTTATTTGGATCTTTCCAATCAATTACTAATTTCTGAATCTTCTCTAAGAGCTTAGTTCCAATTAATGACTGAAGCTCAATATCTTGTGCAAGTTTGATTGCAGACTGAAGATATTTACCAGAAACATTATTATCTAAATTAGATTCTGATTTTATATAATCTTCAGATATTAATAGTACGTTTCTATATTCCATAATAATATTTATAATTTTTACAGGGTTTATTTTTTCTACAAGATCTAGATATACTAGAAGAATCTACATTATTCTTCTCTCCAGCTTCTTTAGCTGATTTATACTCACAAATAAAATTACCATCTAAATCATACTTATATACTTTTTTGCACTGGCGTTCTGAAATTAGTTGTTTTTCTTTATCTGAGAGTTTCATACCTTTATTTCAAGGAGTTTTGCCTAATCTTGCCTCCCTCATTTTACGCTTGCTTTCATCTGAATGCTGTTTACCATAAAATGAATTATTTTCTCCTGATCTTATAATTCTAAGACTATCTTTATAATCTTGTGAAAAAGAATATCCACAAGTACCGTCTCCTCCATCAGTTAAATTATACCCATATTTTGGATTTCTAGTATTATACTTATAAATCAGAATCTTTTCTAAAGTCTTAGCACAAGCTTCTGGAAGATTATCTTTAATTATAATATGTTCAAAATTATCTCATCCATATTTTTTAATTGCTCTGCTAAAATAAAGATTATTCTTGTAACCTTGACCTTTAGTTCCCCATCTATTATTTAAAGTAAGTGATGTTATTCCAAAATATAATTTATTATCAGCTGTATTCTTATGGCAGTACACTGTATAATTATTCAACATTTTCTGCATTATCTGACATTCCTTTTGGAGTTAAACTAAATGGCTCAATCGTAATACTATTCTTAATACCGAAGATTTTATCAAATGAATCACAAATTTCTGATTGTATTGGGCGTACAAAAGTACGATTATATAGCTTAAATGCTTCATTAAACTCATTTTCATTAAATCCTGAGCTATAGTTTAAACCGAACAACGAAGGATTAGCTCTGAAGGCACAGAATATTTGATCTCTGGTTCTCTCAGATAGTGATTGATATTTCTCATCAAAATCATCAGAATCTAACCTTTCAATTGTGGTCTTATTTGTCTCATCTGCATTATATGAAATCAATATTCTGCCAGCGTTTTGATAACCAGAGAACTTCTCATTAATATTTCTTTCAATCTCTTCTCTAATTTCATCTGTAGGTTCCCCATTATTAAAGTTAATAATAAGATTACCCATAAATCCATTATTGATGTTATTTAAATGGAATTCATTAATATTTTTCTCAGTTTCGCAAGATAAAATAGCAGCTCCATAAACAGGAATAGGATATACTCCTCTTGTTATATAACCTTTATTATAAAATATACTAGCTGGATTTTCATCTCCAACTCCAAATTTTGGATATTTAATAGCTTTTACAGACCAAGCAGTCCAATCAGTTGCATAGTATAATATATCATTCTTTTCACTTGATCTTATATTCATAAAATCAATATGATAGATTTCTGCAACTCTTCCAATCATATCTCTAATTACTTGGATAGCATAACCTCCAAATATCATCTTATCAATAGTGATTTTTCTCATTATATCAACTATTGTTTCACCTTTCTTGTTTACAACTACTTCAAATCCTGGAGCATTACATTTAACATCATTACCAACAATAAAGTCAGCAGAACCATTAATAATAGATTGGAGAGTGGCAACATTTAAATATAAATCCCATAAATATAATGGATATTTGTTATCTTCCCCTCACATTATCATATCAGAACCTCTTTTCCTTGTTTCCGTTGGAAGAACGATGTTAGATTGAATGAAAGGATCTATGGCTGACATCATTATTTTACTTTTATTTTCGCTCATAACTTACGTATGTATTAGATTTATCATATTGATATTTATTATTCTCATAATCTCCAATTCTTATTAATCCTGTTCCCAATATAGGTATTGGTTTACCAGCTACTAATATCTGAGTGCCATTAGTAAGAGTATTATTATATGTAACCAAGATAACTGGATTTCCATATAACTCTGATCTAAATGGATTGTTTACATCAACTATAACTTGAAATTTATTTGGATTAGTAAATAAAATATATTGATATTCACCATCTCGCATTCCTTCTTGAAGTGTAATATCAAACTTATAGTAGATATTCTCAGAATAATTCTGATTTTCAAGATTAAATGTATAAACTTCTTTTGTAGTTGTATTTTGCATTAATAAAGTATAATTCATATTTTACAGCAATTTACATTAGTTTTACATATCTTTTTCTTAAAATATAAACCAATTTACTAATGTATTAAAATAATTAAAGGAGACCGAAGCCTCCTTTAATGTCAAGTTTTTTACTCACTTTAAGTTATAATAAAAATAAAAATACTGATGTTATTTATCAGAATCTGCTAACTTACTCTGTAACTCTTGTATTGTTGCTTCTAGCTCGTTGATCTTGTTATTATACTCATTAGCAGTTATATAGTCTCCTTTTGGTTGAAATAAAGCATCTACTTCTAATTTTGAATAACTACCAATGGGTAATTGACCTTTTTCTATTCCAGTCTTTTTGGCAATATAGAAAGTCTGCGTATTTTTAGAATTCTTTAGTAATATCATAATTAGGACTATTTATTAGAAGTTGTAGTCGTTGCAGGCCAGATTTGGGTACTGCCAACATAAATGGCAATACCCTTTCTGTCACCTACATAAAATCCTTTTAAATCGGTCTTTATGTTCATATTATTCAACTATTAAATATTGAGTATTAGAATCTTTTGTTGATAAACCATCATATTCTGATTGAGTTAGAACAGTAATCGTATTTATTTGAGGTCGGGTTCCAGTTCCAGCTTCAATATAGTTTCCAGCAGGCTGAATACCTAAACTATCTAAGGATGCTCAGTTAGGAGCATTATTACCATTAGATACAAGAA